ATAAGAATTTTACGGTGGCTGTGATAATCACCACTGTATTCATCAACTGGACTAAATGGGCATAGATTATGAGCAAATTAAAATTAGCTGTGATTGTACTGGCAGTAGCACTAACAGCTTGTGGTGGCGGCACTACAAGCTCTGGCGGGTATCAGCATGTAGAGCCAGTTGTTGATGCGAGGTGCGAGAGCCTACTTAAACAGTGCCGATTCAACAAGGTTGACGGATGCATTGCTATAAAACAAACGCCAGAAAAGGCAGAGGAGGATAAGGAATACTTCGACCAGAACTGTATCTAATCCTTAGAGCCAAACCGTATGATCCCTACTTTCTCAAGCATCTGATTGGCAAACTCTTTGAACCAGAACGAGTGGTCGCTATTAAACAATTTAGCCCACACGTATTTATGATTCTTGTGTCTGTTATCCCTAACGCCAGCGTATCCGATTCTTGCTGCCTTGCCGAAGGGGTGTGATGGGAGTAAAGACCCCCACCACACCGCTTTGTCCTTTGTGTTAACAAACCAGTGACATTCCTCCATAGACCACGAAGGCCAAACAAACTGGTCAGACGTTCCCGCCCCACTGAATATAATCACCTTGCCAAATCTTGCTCCCTGTTTGACAGCCGACTGCACGACTAGCTGACCATTTGAGTGTGCGATAACGTCCATACCGTCCTCGTAATGGTCAGAATGCAGAAGACTAGCTCCATCATGCCGCATGTTAGGTTCAAACCAATATGACCAAAAGTGACGCTGCTCATAGCGGTAGTATCTAACATTGTGTCCCATTCGCTCTAACTTAGCGCCAAACGCAAACAGTGTTCCACCATCATTGCCAATGCCGTGAACTAATAGAACTGGTTTCATCAGAAATCCAATACTCCGTTTCCACCATCATCATCTTGAAAGCCACCAACCGCTTCGTCTTGAACATCATTGGAGTTCTGAAGCCCCTCCTGATTCTCACCAGTAGGCGATTGCTTTAACTCGCTATCCACTATTGAAGATATAAGCGCGTTATCCCCATTGAGAAGCGCCTGTTGCCCCGCTGCGGCACGTTCACCCGAAACAGCTACATTGCCCCCAATATTGATAGTGTTCGTTGATATGCCCTCACTGGATTGGCTTACAGTATCACCCTGAGATGGGATATTGCTGTCTGCCAATTCTTCGCCAGAAATAGAGCCATCACTACCGCCTGAGCTACCAGTGCTAGTGCCTCCATTGCTTTGCCTTACGCCAGATAAATCGGTGTTGTATGTCTGACCCTTCGCATTAGCCAACGCTATACCGAAGTCTGTAATCTGACCGACTCCGTAACCCACCGCAACCCCACGAACAAGTGCGCCACCAAACCCCCATCGAGCCTTGGCTTGTGCAATTCTTACGTCGTTTACGTTGGTGCTACCGCATGGTGTCTCAGCCGCTACCATCATAGCCATGACATTACCCATCGCTATTGCAACGGCCTCAGCGGCACTTATGTTCTGACTCATTGGAAGCATCGTGGGCTTTTTGCTTTCATAGCAAGCCTTTTCAGCTTCAAACTGTTTCTCAGCAATGTACGCTTCTTGGGGGATAGTGCGACCATCCGAGGTTTCGACCTTCGCCCCAAACTGAGCGCAAGCTGCCGTCATAGTTAGGACTAACATCAATAATAAGTGCTTTAAATATTTCATGGTAATATCTCGTATATTGTTAAATTGTCTACCTTCCTTGCAACTAAGACTTCATGCCTTAAATTGCTCGACAAACCTAGATGAATCCACCGATCAAACTCCAGTATCAGTTTATCATAACCTACTAGATTGCGTATTCTTTCTACTACTTGCGGTGGAGTATAGCCTACAACAGTGAAGTCTACAGCCAAGCCTTGCATGTGTTTAGATCGGCTAGAGCCACCCACCCCATTGTTTACTGCTGGGCAACGGTATCCACTAGATATAATTACAGGAGAGCCTAAATCGTTCCTGATAATTTCTAGCGTATATGCAATCCTGACAAGGTTCTTCATGGCCTCTCCGTTGGGAGTATTGTCAATTCCATTCCTTTCTGCGTATTTGCTTGCAATAAGCTCTTGCATATTAAAGTTAGGACTAATCATCATCTTCCAACCGCCTTTTCAATTCTTTTTAAAGATTTATCTATGTTGGCTATGCTCTGTTTATCCAAAGCCCCGTCTTGCTCAAGCTGGTATAGCCTTTTCTCGTTAGCCCTAATGTAGACCAAGAGTGTTGCATTCAATACCTCTTGAGCTTCAAGCTGTTTATTTTTAATTCCAATCTCAACGCCCGCTGTTGCCTCCCCCATTGCTAGTGTCTTGTCATGGTCATAGACAACCACGACTACGGCAGCTAAGGACGCAAACAAAAAATACACAAGAGGCATAAGAAGAGTATTGGCAACCCAATCGCTGACCCCGTTAGCTGCACCCATTATTAAATTTCCTATAATCATTGTTTACCATTCCAACCACGGTGGCGTTAGTTAATTTTTGCTGAGTAGCTCGAGTATACTTTCTCGTGGGCTACTGAATCATCTGCCAGAATGTTCCGTCGCTGGAAGATTGTAATGTGTCGTTGTTGTTTGCGTTTTGGACATGTATTTCCACAGTGTCATTAATTGCTAGGTTTAACAGCTTTTTAAAAGGAACCACTTGGTTGTTTGCGTCTGATGCCTGTGCAGTAGAGTTTGAAACATTCACGCCGTTAACCTTAATAAACACATTTAATTGGTCACCGTCAGCAGCAACATTAAACGTGAGCTGCCCAGAAGCTTCGATGTACCCTGCCTTTTTTGCTGTATACGTTCCACTTACATGCTCATTATCTATGTCCCATTCTTCAGTTACGAACGCCACCTTAGCTTGAACCCCTGCCGTTATGGATTGAGTGCCAGATAGGGTTACACTTATACCCCTATTGCTAGAGGCTTTCCATTCAACACCTGCTGCTGCTGTAGAGTCCGCTGTAAGTATGTAGTTGTCTGCCCCTACAGGTAAGCGGGTTTGTGCTGTATCATATGCTTCTAAGTCACCTTTAGTGGTTAAGTTGCCCCCTCCACTTCCTCCACTACCCGCTGCTATACAGCCATCTGCCGCACCTCCAAGAACCTCCCCTGTATCGCACACACTTGAAGCATTCGTGTCTACCGTATGGTTAGGTGTTGCGATGTGGTTATCTTGGTTCGTTCCATCTAGTGCAACGTCCCTACCGTCTACTGTAGACGTGGTTGTAATAGCGCCAGACATTTTAAGGTTGCCGTTTATCTCAACCCTAGAGGCATCTATTAGAGTTCCTACGTTAATCAAATTATCTACTACTGACTGCTCTATCTCAAAAGGGACTACTGTCCCGCCCGTAGTTGTAACGTCAATTGTAAAATTATCGTCGGTTTGATCTACCCACATCCTCCAAGTCTCGTTTTCTGACGTTCCCGTTAGGCTTATTACTGGGTCGCTAGGCGCTGTGACATTTAATTCTGTGCCAGAAAAAGTGAAACTAGCGCCGCCTTCCAAAGTGCCATCACCAGTCCATACCGCCACCTGATCGTTAGCGGTGACATCAGCGGCAGAAAGCCCATCTTGCCATGTAGGAGGAAGGTCTGCGCCGCTAGAGCTTAGTACTTGCCCAGAAGTACCTGAAGAGCTGTTTATCAGCAAGTCTTTAGCCGCCCCGAAGTTCATCTCTAAGCCATTAACCGTGGATTTGTATGACCCTGCACCCGATATGATGGAAGCCTCTGTTGTGCCTACAAACAGTTCGCTGCTGCCAGCCCCTTGTATCTGGAATTGACTTGTTCCTTCAAGAGTAAAGACCCTGTTGTTGCCTGTCGGCAGAGTTCCATTTGCAGTGTAAATTCCGTTTCCGTCAGAAAGCCCGTTTACGTCAAACTTTTTAATAGCACCCAAAGAATTAAAACCAACAAGCATGTCTCCCGCAGATGGCGTTGCTTCTTCCGTTAAGTCAGCTATTGCTACATCTTCAGGCTTGCCAGAGATCCCCTGATTCATCTTAATGGTTTCAGCAGCCATGTCTGCTAGCTGTCTATTTTCTAGCCCCGCGGCAGCTACAGCCGTGGTTATTAAGAATGCTGCAATTGCTACTATGTACTTATGATGGGACATGATTATACCTTGCTATTAATGTTGCTTGATTTTCCCATATGCCACTATCCGCACTAAAAGTGCCAGCAGTAGGGTCTAACTCTGTTATGCCTAACCCATGATACAGGATTTGACCATTATCACTAACACTTAATGATCCCGCCACATAACTACCTTCTTGGACTGTGTAATTTCCAGAGCCATCGTGGGTTATTGTTCCATACGGTGTCCCGCTTGGAGTTGTTGACGATGTTCTTGTTTCTGTTCCTATAGCTAAAACAGCGTTTTGAAGCAAGATTGTCATTTTATCTAGCGCCCCTTCGTGAGATTCAGCTTTAAAGCTACCGAATGGGCTGTAATCAGTCTCTTGTGTGACGGTTAACACCTGCGTTAGTACTACAGCCGAAGCCGCATCAGGTGGTGTAGTGAACACAACCCAAGATTGGATGTTGCTAGAGCCAAACGCTGTGCCATCTGCAAAAGCCGCAGCCCAAAGACTGTCGCTAATAATAACCCCATCGACGGTTACGACAATATCAGCCTTCTTCCACCACTTGAATGAAATTGGAAAGGTATCTTCTACCCCGTCACCAGTGTGTTGTGAGCTTTTAATCTCACCTGTCGCTACTGTCATGGCTGAATCCTCTTTGGTACTCTGTTATCTTCAGGCTTATGTAAAGTGACAGGGGGTTTGTTAGCCCTCCTTTCGTCAGCCAAGTTGATCTGCTTTACCTGATCTTTATATGAAGGTGCATTTAGAATGTAGCTTTCATCAGGAAAATTCATCTGCCGAATGACTTCTTCTTTAAGCATTTCAACAATGTAAGCGTTGCTGTCATCCGCTAAAAACTGCTCCCTTGCCATAGCTCTTAGCCTAGTTGTTTCTTTGGTCATTAAATCACTACGATCATCAAGCCCTCTATTTCTAGGCTTAGAGTCTGTATAAGCCTGAGTGTTAATTAGCGCCTCCATCCCATCCAAGTATATTTTACCTGCAAACTCAGCGTATCTGGTATAGGACGCAGTTATACTTCTGTGTTCTGCGTCTTTAACGCCATTTTCTTCAGCTAATTTTTTGGCTCGGTAGTCAAGAACGTCAAGGCTAACGTCTATGCTGTGAGGATTTCCGTCTAGGTCGAGAAAATCAAAGGTCATTACCCTAGAAACTCTTTGCGGGGCATACCCGTTCTTATTGAACTCAGCATAAATTATAGGCTCACGCCTATCAGCCCAGTGATTCTTTGATATGTATTCATCTAAGACCAGACCAGTTATACCGATTTCGTTTGGCGAGGTATGAAATGCTTTTGTTCCGAAAACAGTTATCTCAGGGTCAAGCGAACTGTTGCCAACAAGCATATCGTTAGTGAACGGGTTGACTATCTGCATGTATTTAGCCACGGCAGCAGGGATGAATTGATCTATGTCAAGAAACATCTGCTCTATGTCTTTTAGGGCTGTCTCAATTGCGGTTGCAGTCTGTACTTCTGAGTCAGAAGATGAGAAGTTTATCATTCTGCTCTCCATCTCCATATCCCACTGCTCTACAATCATTCCTGAAACTTCTTTCTTTGTTGCGCCCGTTCTGCTTGGGATGACTTGTCTCTTGTATTCGCTGCCGTGACCTAAGCTATGGGAAAGCATCTGAGTCATGCCATTAGAGAACGGAGTTAGCCTAGACCAGACATCAATAATAGTATCATCAATCCCAATTCTGCCTGATAATAATTGATTGACAGTTGTAAACCCACCCATTGCAGAGTAATTTGTAAGCATATCTCCAAGTGAGGCGGCAATCTGAGTCGTAAATGAAGCGGCTGTTGCGGGATCACGTATCAATAAAGCGAGTTCTGTTATTTGAGCGAAATGCAAGACGGTGTGAAACGATACCCCCATCCTGTTTAAGTCAAAATCAATATTCTCACCTTCATACTTGCCGCTATCTTTATTAAATACAGGTATGCTTAGATGCCCTATGGTGCGACCCATTGCCGACTTCATTCTCATTCCCGCGAAGTCTCTTGTGTTTCCCGTATTTATGTTTGAGTGTCGAATTACTGCGCCAGTATCTTTGTCTTTATAGTCTTGCTGTAGCTGCATACCAATCATAGTGCCTAAAGCAAGAGAGCCTAAGCCAACCTTGCCAACCATTATGTCTCGTTCTGCGCCGCCTTTATTCCATTCAGCTCTATGTCTTGTAAACACAGGGGATAAAGGACTGTACTCAAGTCCCACCGCAAACATATTATCAATTGTTTGGGCAAACGTAGTTAGGTAACGCATCCCAGGAATTTCATTAGCAAGACGGACTGCTCTCATTGCGAGGCTATTAGTTCTATTCTGGAAAACAGCCTTAGCTCCAGCCTCTAATGCTTCGTCATTAACGTAATGTGAATATTTTGGGTCTTCGCCATCGGCAATCAATCTAGCCCTCAGATTAAACTCTTCGCTGTAAGGCTCTAGCTTTTCTCTAGTGGTAAGTATTCTGTATATTATTTGCGCCCCAGTAGCCGACTTAGCCAATTCTCTGTACACCTGATCGACACTAGAAATCATTCCCCTTGTTGGTCGAATGAATATTTTTGCGTATGTCTCAAGCCCTGCACCCAGCAGTCCATCTTGAAGGGATGGAGGAAGCATATGAGCGCCAAATGAAGGTTCGCTAGACTGAAAGAAACGGGTTGATGAAGGAAGGTCTTCATTAGTTCCGCGCTCAACTCCCATTCTATACCCCAACTGCATGTTCTCCCACATCTGATTAAAGTTCACCTTCAGGCCATAAGCGTAGGCTTTAGCCTCTCCAAATGAAGCTGCATCAAGGTTCTTGTTCTTTGACATAGCCCTTCTAAGCTCACCTACGGCAGCACCAGCCGAAACACCAGCTAAACTTGCAGTAAGGTGTACCCCAGAACTAAGCATATTAAACTTATGAATGGTTAAATCCCAAAACAGATTGGATATGAACGCTTCATAGATGCCATCAAAAACCCTCTTGCCTGAATATTTTTCAGTAAGTTTAGCGAGATTCTTTAGGTTTCCGTCAGTAGCAACTAGGGCGGCGATAAGACGGTCAACATTCCTAGCCTGAAACATCCCCCCAGTTTCAAAATTATCCATGATGTTCTTAATTTCAGCGCCTCGGAATGCAGCAGACCCCGCAGGAACGCTCATAGCTCTCAAATTATCACTGAAGTTTTTAGCCCTGCCAGCGATACTTTCAGTTGTGGCTTTAGCGTTTGTTAGCCCTTTCAACAAGTTGTACTTTTCTTCTGATGTGCCGCCGCCTTTGCCAATCATCCGTACAGATTCTTCATACATTTCTGTTAGCTGCATTTCAAACAAACCCATTTGACCAAGAACAATATCACCCATAATGTCTTCGTCTTCACGCTTCCTCATTAGCTCGTCTGTTAGCCCTCTACCTCTATTTCCTATATCAGCAAGGGATAGAGTTGAGTTTAGTGCTGCAATATGCGCCTTTCTGTAGGCAACGGCAGAGGGCGTATTTGGGAACGCATATACGTCATGATTTTTGTCGTTGATAGGCGATTTTGGATCAGCCATCTCTTTATCAAGCCACTTTACTTTATCAAAACCTACAACCTTGTGTGCCGCCGCTTGCTGCATTTCTCTGGTTTTTGGTATTCTCTTCTTCTGACCACCTAATTCTTTGTCTTTTTCAAGAACTCGATCCATCCAGTTGTGCTTTAGTAATTCATCTCTTAATTCTGGCTCAAAGTCATTAACCGTCTTCTCTACTCGCTCTTTTTTAGCTTTCAAGAACGCAGCTCTAAGGGCGGTATTGTAGGTATCCTCAGAAACCTGACCGAGCATAGAGGTGTTTCGAGAATCGGTACGAGCGACATTAACTATCCCATCAAGCGGCTCGTGGCTTAATGCTGCCTCCATTACTTTAGGGTCTACTTGCTTGTGAGCCTTGTATCCCGCCTCTCTATCTGAGTCTGCAAGGTTATAGGCCTGTTCATCGCGATCTACATTCCTGAATGCCCCCTTCATCTTTCCAGTTGAGTCTTCCTCTGGAGCTGGGCTAGGGGTAGACTCACCTCCTTCATTAGGGCTAACATTGCCGTCGCCTTCAGCTTTAATTCTTTCTTTGGGCGCATCAACACCAGACTCAAGCTCTATCGCCGCTATCTGGGCATCCCTATCTGCCGCCTCGGATACCTCTGTCTGGATTGCTTCTTCTGCTTCAGCCTGACGATACTGCTCGTTTAGGCCATCGGCGGTAGCTTGCCTTTGAGCCTGATTTTTCTCTCTTAATGCCTTAACTGGATTCTTTGGCTTAAAACCAAATATTTTTCTAGTGCTGTCTCTAAATAAGCCCATAATTATTTCTCAAACGCCTGTGGTTCATTGCTGACCGATTTATATTTACCCATAGCCCACTCACTAGCTGTGTTTTCATCTGCATGAAGCTCAAACTCACCAGTGGCATTAGCATAGTTGAGTGCATCATCTGGTTCAAGGCTTTCTAGTTTACCCTTATCGTTCTGGATAATACTAGGGTATGTGATATTACCAGACTGCATCATTCTATGAGTGCTTTTACTGCCGTCTTCGTTTGACATAAACGGATGCTTAGATGGGTTCATGTATCTGTCTACAAAGTTAGGAACGCCTTCTTTGTATTTGCGAGTACCTAGATTGACCATCTTGGATTGATCGAACACCTTATAGCTAGTGCTAACGCCAGAGCGATCTAGGCTGGCATCTTCATCATCAAGTTCTTTCGCTCCAATGTCTGCCGCTACCATCATGGCAGTTGGAGTGGCGAACTTAGCGAACTTTGACTTCATATGCTTGGGGTCAAAAACGCCCTGAATCGGGATGCTGTTCTTGCCTCGGCCTTGAGTTGATTTAATGCCATCAAAACCCGCGCCTTGCAAGGCTTCAACAACAGAAGGCTCGCCCCACCACTCGTGCATAGCCCGCTTAGATTTACCGTCAAGCCCGCTAAGAATCTGGTCTAACTTAGTTTCCTCACCTTCAGGCAGGGTAGCTTTAATCAGGCTCTTTAGCTTTTCGCTAGTGACAACCTCAAGAGACCCATCTTTAATTCCGTGATCGGCAGTATTGAACAAGTTCTTATGCTTCATTACAACAGGGAGAACATTAGAGCCTTCGGTATAAACATTATCAAAGAAGTCTTTAGAGTACGCGCCTGCAAGGTCAGGGTTTGGTGAAGCCCATTGAGTGCCGATTAGCTTCTCATTGTCGTTCTCTTCACGCATTCCTCGATACAGCAAGTCTTTGGGGTCTAAATGAAACCCATCCACAGCACCCATCAAGGTTCTCATTTCTTCGTCACTTACGTTCTTCTCAGAGTAAGCCACAAGATCAACGCCGTTATCAGTAAGTATCTTTGTGAGGGTTGGTGTGTTCAAGGCATCCGAAGTTAATACAGTATCAGGAAACTCTAAGTCTCTTGGGTCTGCGTCTTTGCCTTGATTAGCGAGCTTTATCTCTTGCCTGATAGCCGTAGCTACTTCATCTGAAATATGAACCCCAATGGCCTCACTTAAATCTTGAGCTGTAACTCGTTCCTTCTCAATTGCTACTGGATGGTTAGCACTAACTTCTACATCTCTAACCTGTCCATCACCATGCTTGGCAGCAAAGTTCATCGCAGCAGCATCGCTATCAACAAATGTATTGTTAGGACTACCAGCATTACCGCCGACAGCCTCACCTCTCTTGACCAAGAACTTTTGAGCCAGAGCGATACTTCCTTTAGCTGCGAGTCCAATTGCAGCCCCGCCACCAACAAGCAACGCGCCCATTGCAGCCCCGTCCCTTGCCGCCTGACGAGTAATTTCAGGATCACGAGAAATAGGCTGATCGAGGGAAGACGCGCCTGACGCATAAATATCAAGACTTTCATTTGTTCTGGCAGAGCCAACAGAATATGCAGCGCCTTCAGCAGCACCAATAGCAGCAACACCAGTAAATTTAAGAGCCTTAGTTGCTCTACGTCTACCTATTTCACTCTTAACCGCTTGTTTAGCTGCGGAATGAAGCACTGATCGCATACTTTGAGTAACCACCTTTCCAAAAGCCGCCTTAGCAATAATACTCCCGCCAAATAGAGTTGAAGGCGATAGAAGTCCTTTTATTGCTCCCCTGCCGAACTGCTTCCATGACTCAGAGCTAAAGTCTCCAGTAGCTAAGTCTGGAGTTTGCTCATACATATTATCTACGTTAGCCCAAGCAACAAGAAGGTCGGGATTGGCGTTCTTCATCTTTCCTATATTCAAGAACCAGCGAACATCATTGTGCCGTGACCAAGTTACATCAGCAATCGCCCATCTAGCAATGTCTGCGGGATCATCTAAGTAGCCATCATCAAGCTCATTAGCGGCCTTGTATGCCTCGGTTTGATTCAGGTAATGAAGGTAACTAGCCCTCATTGTCTCCGTATACATTATCCTAGCTTGCTCTTGGAATTCTGGATTCTCAATAAGTGCAGCCTCGCCCATCTTATCTGGATTCGGATTAAGAATGAAGTCAGGCAGGGGCGTATCAGGATACTGAGTTTGACCATTAGCCTTAATTCGGTCTTCTTTAAATGTTTCTAATAGATAATTATGGTCACTCATTTCTAGTTACCCCTGTTTTTTAGAGCTTTGGCTTTATTGTATGAGTCTATCCTATCCTGCTTGGCTTTTTCTCTAGCTCTGTATTCTTCAATCGGCTTTTTCAAAGAAATATAGCTGGACTTTAAAGCGCCTAGAAGTTGCGCTTGCGCCTTTGTTATATTGTTTGCGCTTTTCCATAGTTCTCTAGCGTCCTTATTAGCCTTTAGAGTTTCCATGTCAGAAGTAAGCCCTAACTCTGGATGAACCGCTATGTATGCATCCATATCCTTCACCATTTTTTCTATCGTGTCATTGGAATTAGCAGTACGATCAATCCTGCCAGCAAGCCATTGCAGCGAACCAGACTCAGCGTAAAGCTGATCGCTTACTTTTTGCCATTCAGTATCTTCTATATTAGATACTCCTGTTATCTCCTTAATCTGTCTAGGCAGCGTATTTGGCGATATGTATTGAGCCGCTAAAGCATCAGGGTGCGTGAACTCGTCAGGGTTGTTTATCTTGCCTGAGTCAATGTCGGCAGTCGTTTCTTGCGATATTGACTGAAAGAGTGTGGCGTTTGCCACTAACTGTGCTTGAATATCGCTTGATACCGCTGGGGTGAGCAAATTAATATTTGCTGCTACCTCGGCTAAATCTTCCGCATTACCAAGGCCAAGGGTTATGCCCTTAATCTGAGCCTCTACTTTTATTAGTCCCGAAGCAACAACTTCATCTCGGCGGGTGTTTATCCAAGAATTTATCTGACTGTTGTTTTGGTTTGAATGCTGAAAGTCATACTCTTGAAGGTATCGCTCATGGTTGTCAAAGTTAGAGATGCCATAATCCCACTCACCTTGCTCTTGCAATCTTCGCTTTAGCGTTCCATCATCAATCTCCCTAAGAAGTCTATTGGTTTTTGTTGTATGCGCCTGTTTTTGGAGTGGGGTTGTCTCAGCCTTTGGCTTGATCTGTTGGTTTATTATATCTTCAGCCCGTTCGGGCGTGTAAACCGAGTATGGGTCTTCCCTGTTAATCTCCCCGTTTCTATTGTCTTTGTGAAAATTAGCCACTCGCCTTACTCTATTTCGCTCTATGGCGAGGTCTTTGATGTTCTTAGCTGCGCCTCTCACCTTTGACATATGCTCGCCAGAAACATTGGAATAAGCGCCGCTAGTGAACGTATCAAGTAGTGCTGAGTAAGTGGTGTTAAATGCATCGTCATCACCTGAGATGATCGCATACGCCTCTAAAGATTTTAAGGCTGAGTCTAGTCCGTTTTTCTCGCTGGAAATCTGGCTTTGCTGTGCGAATAAATCTATTTGACCGTCGGAATAATACCTCTTGCCGTTAAGCATTACCTTTTTTGCTCTTTCTACTTCAGCCTGTATGTCGAATTTGTTTTTTGCGTTAGCGAATCCCAGTTTTGTCGTTCCGTCAATTACCGAAAAAGCACCCGAAATTGCCGTGTTATTTATAATATCATTGGTTTGTGAGTCAATATTAGATACAGATTCTTTAAAGTAACCTATTACGTCTTTTGCGTGTTCATTGCCTTCAACTTGTTCGGTTATATTATCTACCGCAGCCTGATAAATGGCGGCTGTATTCTCTTCTACTGAAGTGGAGTTCAGCGTAACGCTCCCACCTTCTGACACTGTGTAGAGTCCCGCGCCTGTAGTAGCGCCAGCACGAACGGCGGCGGCGCTAACGTATTTCTTAACGTACTCATTAGCTAAGTCCTTTGCACCCTGTTGTCCTTGCGCCTTCTTTTCAGCTATTCGCTCTTGATTCCAGTTATTAGCAGCCGAGGCAGCAGCCGAGATTACGGATGTGGCAACAATATCACCAAGATTGGTCTTAGTGTTTAGTCTGTTGCGAGTCTCGCTGTTGACTTGCGAGCCTGACTTTGCGGCCTTGAAGTCCTGCTCAAAGAATTGATGCTCTCTAGGCGTACCCATAGTGTTAGCCCTAACCAAAGCCTTCTCTACAGAAGTGGAGCGTCTATTTTGCCATGTCTCAATTTTCATACTAACTTCCTAAGAGTATATGCTTCTTATCGCGCTGCTACCGTTGTTACTTCCAAGATTGTTTTGTGCATTAGCAACAATCTGATCGGCTTCGCTTTGCGCGACTTGATTCTGAAAGGCCGCATTGGCGGCGGTGGCGGTGGCAGACATGCTGGCTTCTAAGCGAATAAAGCCCGCTTTTTCTGTTTCTGTCATCCAAAGCCCTAGTATTTGTTGTTTTGAGACTTCGTTCATGTAGTCACGACCAAGTTCAGCCTTTTTCATTTCAGCGATCTTGACTGCCTTGGCAGAGCCAGTTGAGGTAGACACACCAGCCGATGCATAACCTACCCGTATATTACCGACCATTCTCACTTCTTCATTTACGTGTAGGCGGTTGTCTTCGACCTTCTGAAAATTTAACAACTTTATGTTTCGATCTCGCGCTTTCTCAACATTAGCTGCGTTCATAGCCCCGATTGCAAGAATTTGTCCAGCAGTCATGCCAGCCAAACTAGCCCTAGCCTGATTATTAGCAAGAGTCATAGCGGAATTGCCATTAGCGTTAAATAAATCTTGGCGGTATCCTGCAATTGTAGCTGCATTGTTTGTTTTACGGGCGCGGCTATTGGCAACCGTTGATGTGGCAGCGGAACTAACCACCGATACCGCAAGTGCAGTCCAGAAACCCATTAGCCTATCCTCTCTTGTGTGTCTGCCTCTAAGGAGATAATAGGCATGTGTGTTAAAACATCCTCTATTTCTTCAATAGAAAGCGTATCGTCAACACCGTGAGCATTGAGAAGTATTGTATCCTCTAATGCCAGTATGGTTCGCTGAGTACCTATCTTGCTTTCCATCACATAGGGGGCTTCGTATATTGTTTTCTCGCCAAACTCGTTAGTGACAACGCACTTACCCGAAACAATCATAAAGACATGGTTGCTGTCATGGGTCTTTCCTACGAACCCAAAGCCTTCTGGAACTCCGACAGTCCGAACATAAACACCATCACCTCTAAAGTGGGATGTTGCTAACTCGATACCATCATCCCTACTTTCAATATGATCCTGAAAGTTTTTTAGATTTTGAGCATGATTCACGATGTATTACCTATATTAATCAGACTGCCAATAGCCGCGATCTGTAGTCGATACGGGTACTTTTGTACAATCTCAATATCGTTAGACCTTTTGCTTGATCCTACAGTATAAGCTCTTGTTTTTCCATCAATAGGTGGTTCTAGGTTGCCCATAGCCGTAACCGTGGTGCGACCAGACGGGAATTTACCGTTCACTAGTGGCGGCTGAGACTCAATTAGGTCAAGCCAGACCTTAACTAGCCGTTTGTCATCAAAATACTGTGAACCCTCAGCTTGGTAGTCGAAGTCTGGTGGAGTTATTTTCTGAATAAATGGGATACCCCATTCAACAAACCTTGCTGGGGTGTTTAGTGTGTATACATCTGGGTTGCCTGTGGCATATCTTCCCGTTGCCACTAACTCTGTATAAGTTCCATAGAAATCAATAGCCCCATCACCCATGATTGCAATAATTAAATCGTCACTAGGCGTTGTTCCAAACTCACTTAATGCCTCAAGACGAAGAATGCCAGTAATATCAACAGTCAAAAGGGCTGTATTGCTAGATACAAAAGACCTGTGATCCATTGACGAGCTTCTATCTGAAATAGCGACGATATTGAATGTGGTTAAGTCGTTATCAACGTAAGCCACCACCTCGCTAACCAAGCCAAGTCTGTCGTAATTAGAGTCTCGGTAGGGCGCTATTGAAATAATATTAAAGTCTACTGGGTGCTTTGACCAACCAGCCTTTGTTGCATCCATTGACGAATCATAAACACAAGAGTGCAAACTGCCATCTGATGTTAAAACGTAAAGTATGTTTTCTGGAACTTGGACAAAAGCAATTGATACTATAGTGTAATCCTCAAACAGGTGATCGGCAGTCCAAGCAATATCAATACTAACCCACTTCTCACGGTTTGCAGAAAAGTCGCTTCTAAATGCCCTAAGCTCTCTGCCAGACGCAGTAACGTGTACAATCGCATCCCCAGTCTTAGCTGGCTGTATGTGCTGAGAGCCATGAAATCCTACTTGAGCAAAGTTTGGTGGGTTTACTGCGGAGATGTACTCATTGATAGAGCCAACCCATTCACCACCCGTAGTTCCAATAAACAACCCTTCGCCAGAATCAATCCACTGGATGTGATTTTGCTTTGTCGTTGCCATATCTAAAACTAATCCAGAGTCCTCTGGCCTTGGGATAACGCAAGAAATATTATTTGTTATGCTTAATGCAATAGGAAAGTCGATAGTAAGATACGTAGGTCGAATCGGCCTGTATTCATACTTGTATCCGTATACTTGTGCTGAATCTGCCCCTGCGTAATAAGCGAGCGTTTTGACTAGGATGTTTCTTCCCGTTGCAACAGGAGCAGTCACCGTATAGTCTGACGGGTCGATTACATTGCCGTTGGACAGCATAGTAAGCTGTGTTGTGTCTGCTAAACTGCCGTATATTCTAAACTCGTCTACTGTTGAGGGTGGATCGGCATATATATTTTCGTAAAACCAAGCGTCTTGGTGATAATCGTATGTACTCCAAAAACCTGTATCTATTTGTGTAAAGTTATCGACTCGCGAGAATATAAGTCTGCTCCCTGCATGGGTCATGCCGCCATAAATCAATCGGTTTTGGTGGTACGCAACTGTTCTTGGGTAGCCTAATTTTGTTCCTTCAGTTGTGGTTATGTCCTCTATCCTCAGTCCGTTGCCCCATTCAGCACCATAAGTTCCTAAAAACCCAAAACCCCATTTAATGTTGCCTGTTGCCACTCCAGCCAAAATATCATCGTACCTAAATAGCTTCATTGGAGGGTAATTGCTGTGAACAAGAACGATCATGTCTTTTATCTGGACATAATGAACGTCTGCAAGCTCGCTTTCGGTGTACGGCATTGGCGAAAACACCGTTTCAGCCAGTGCATTTGCACCATCAAAGATAACAAAGTTCTCTAAGACTGCCGTACCAGCGGATATGTCAAAAATTTGTACTTGTGATCCACCCCCCGCACTTCCAACCTTTTGGAATTGAATCAAATAACTCTGCTCAACAGAAACCTCTAGTCCTATAAGTCGAACAGGGGTCTGACCAAACACGTTCAACTCGTCATATATGAGAATATCTGTACCATCTCGCCCAACAACAGTGCCGTGGGAGTCTGGATGCATGTTCTCAAGTGTCTTACATCCTTTAGCAACAAGCTCGGTGCTTGCTTGAGCGCGTAGCTTTGGAGTTATCTCTCCAGAAGTAAAGTTGTTTTGAATGGCTTTGATAATCACGAGTTTGTATTTTCCCCAATGCCAATTCCATAAAAGCCTCGTCTTAGGCTAGAGCCATCCAAGTTACCCATTGTCTGTATACCCTGCTCAAGATCGTTAGCGCTAATGGCAAACTGCAATGCTTGAGCGTATAAGCCCTGAGTATCACCTTTAAGTGATTTGTCGCCCGTTATTGCTAGGCATATCTTCCCAGCCAAGTAATAAATGAACGCCTCCTCAAATGCAGGAGTAAAATACTGCTCCGATACGTCCTCTATGTACTCACAGTTAAAGGTAGAGGATTCGGTCATTATCTGATCCTTAAATCTCTGCCAAGCCTTCGCATCATTGTCCACCCGAAGCATCTTTAAGCAATCGGCAGGGTATATGAACACATAAGGCCAGTAAGGGTCAAGGCGTAGCGGTAGCACTAACGGAGTAACCTCGGTCAATGTTTGTCGCTTTGTAGCGAACGCCCAATTGTGATACATAAGAAGGGATCGCTTACATGCTTCGTAGTGAAGGTTTATTGCTTTGGCTTCATTCGTATCATCTGTGAACGAAATTATGGTGTCCTCTCCCAGATAGGAAAGTGCCATATTTGCTATATCAACTCTTGATGACATTTGCTGCCTCTTAAAAAAAAGGGGCTAAAGCATAAGCCATAGCCCCTGTTAAGCCCAAAGGAGGGAGTTTTAATTTATGCTACGGTTAGAATCTCAACTACTTTCTCTTCTTCTAATCGTGTTGCACCAGCCATGAACTCGGTGTAAACCTGACTGGCATAAGATAGATCGTCACGCTCACTAACGCGAGCCATCATATCTCGACCAATCGCGAGTCCAATTGCAGAAGCGCAATAGACTAAGCCAACTTTGTCGGTAGATCGGGTTGCAAGTCGCTCGGTGCGAATGAATTTTAAGCCCAAGAAGGTGTCGATTTCGCCGTTAACAAGAGCTTTTACGCTGTTGTAGTCTGCACTAGTGATTTTAGTCACATTCAATAACTCATGTAGCTGTTTGGCAGTAACCAAGCAATACATTGACTCATAATCTTCATCAACATCTGAAGCTAGTAAAATCTCTTTAGCCGCAAGCAGCTTTCCGAGGTTCATGGTAGTGTCGCCACCAACGCTATTAGCAACAATGTTGCCAGCGGGTAAAGCAGCAGTACCAAGGGTGTAATCACCGCCAGCAGGGTCAGTAGTAGGAACTTTAGTCACGGCATCTGCGGAAGCAGCGGCTATGATAATATCGTCCCATTGGCGACCCATTGCCATTGCAGCGTTTACTGAGTATTTTCCTTCGATGTCGATTAAGGTTCGGACATCATCGCCACGATCAATACGAGCAGCCCAATGATATTCCGTAAGGGTTACTTGTCGCCTGTCATGGGGAACTTCGATATTCGGTGTTGCGGTGTCGCGTCCAGCTTTTACAACAGCAGAGGTAAGACCCATGCGTTCAAAGTTGTGGATTGCGCCATTCATCACTTCAGACATCACTGTGCTGCGAAGACGCGAGCTACGTTGTTGTGCTAAGTGGGTTACATTGGATTTATACGCTTCAATGTGTGCGTTTTGAACGGAGATAGCCATTAGAGTAATTCCTCAAATAAAATTAAAGTTAGTTTTTATTCGGTTAGGAATCCCTAATAAAGGGGCTAATCCTGCATTTCTAAGGTCTGCTAGACCAACAGGGCAAATGCGTGTCTGTTAGACCTAACATAAACCCTATTGACTAGCATGTCAACACTAATTATTTCTGTGGGTGTAATTCCTCGTAATACTTAGTCACAGTGTCCACCCGTCTTGCATGATCTGGGTGGTTCTTATGATAAAAAGGGTCTTGAGGGTTTGCGCGGATAGCCGCGATCTTAGACTCTAACTCTTCTTTGTTAGACCCGTAAGTAACGGTTTCGTTTTCACCTCGCGTCAGTTTTTTGTCTGACATTGTTCTGCTTAGAGCCGAGCCAAACTTAATCAGTTCTGCATTATTGACTAAGCCAGACTTTTCAAGCAAATCCATTAAACCATCACCACCAAAATCACGAAGCACTTTGGTTGCAGCCTTGGCAGCATGTTCAAACTTTTCTGCCCCCATGCTGTCCTTGTACTCGTTTAACCCCGCTTGTGAAAGCTCTTCAAAGTCCTGAGCCTTACGCTTGGATAAAGATTCCATCATCTCGCTTATCTGAGTGGCTTGACCACCATTTAAGTTCAACTTATGTAGCTTTGCGGCTACATCAGGATCGCTTAGTCCGTATGCGCTAGACTCTGCTGGAACACCGAGCTTGGCATAGGTCTTCTTCCAACCCTCTGCGTCATCAGGGCTAGAGGGAACACGAACAACACCGTCTACAGACTCAAGACGATCATAGAACTTATTCTTTTCATCATCCCCAGACTCGACATTAGGCATCATTATTGAGCGCGACATTGCTGATCGCCCATCAATGTACCGCTTAACAAATGTCTCTAGGTTTTCAGACCCTTTAACATCACCGTGACTCGCCATTTCTTCTGGCAACCCTTCACTCCAATGTGGCATTTTTGACCTCTTTGTATGTATTGATAATATTTAGTAACATGCTGCGCTCGCCTTCAATGCGAATGGCTGCGTAACCGTCAGTGCTAACAGTATCCCTAGTTAGATACTGCTCTTTTAAAGCCTCAAGCCATTGTTCAAACGGTTTGTTGCCGACCAAATCTTTCATGGCCTTTCCTATGTCGCCAGAAACAAGAGCCTCATAGTAAGCCTCTTGGTCTGTTTGCTCATTATTCTTCTTCAATTTGTTCTCCGTTCTTCAGGGTTTTCTCATGCTGCTGTTGCTGTTGCTGTTGCTGCATGGCTTCTTGTTGAGCTTTTTCAATTGCAGCGTCATAGGCTTTCTTGTCTTTCCATACTTTTGTCGGTACGCCTAAGCCATCTGCCAAGACTTGACCTGCTGCGTGTTCATCAAAGCCAAGCATAACCTTGGGATTCATTGCTGAAAGCTGCTGTATCCAGTTTGATAGTTGCATAGTAGCCTCAACCTCTGACGCTCTCTGAGATTTAGCCAGTGGAGATAAGTATTCCACCGCAATATCTGACTGAGTGCCGTCTTCTGGAATTGGAGGGAATGCGCCGCCATCGTACATTATTCTAAATACGCGATTGATTAGCGGCTGTAGTTTCTCAGACTTGATTCGCCCAAATGTTGCGCCTAACAATCGCTGCATAAGGTCGTAGCGAATACGAACCTCTGTTGCTGTGTCGTGACTTCTGTCTGGAAGTATTAGCTCTTGCTCATGGAATGCAGACTTAATTGACTCTCTAACATTCTCTGCTTTGATATGGCTGTTTCTAAAGCTAAACGGTTCATCAATGTTGTTGATTGCCCCTGCTCTGTTTACGATTGTAACGCCATTAACCCCACGGTTTAGTTTTCCGTTGAGTAGAGTGCCTACTACGATCTCTTTGGGTGGGAGTATGTTCTTTTCCCACGCGCCCAACTCGAGTCGATCTACTTCATTAATCGTGAGGATGTCTGGCATAGCTGTCATGCAAGGCGACCAGCCGTACACATCACCAGTAATCTTATCCCATCGAGAAACAAGCATTGGCAAGTCCTCAACGTATGAAGCAAACATATCTTTCTTTTCAGTGGCATAAACGAGAGAAACCTTAAAGTTTCCTTCTTCTCTGTCTGCGCTAGAAAGTAGGGTAGTTGGCTCAATAGCCTCTACAAACTTGAGGGGGCTATGAGACTTCATCTCTACTTTCTTTTTGAAGTCATCTATAATCTCAGTAGGCACAAGCGGGTGGTCTAAATACCGATCAAGAGCCGCTTCTGGCGACATCATAATCTCACGATAAATCCTATTTGGAATGCCATCTGAGCCTTCATCAAAGACAAAGGTGCTTAAATGATTGTCCTTGAATATGAGTTTGTCAAAAATCTGGTCATCACTGTTCTGTTCAACTGAAAGGCCAGAAGTACCAAACGTGACCATGCTAAATATGTCCTGACCTATCTGAACAAGAAAGTTAGAGTCTTCAAACGCAGCAAGCATTGTTTCTGTCACTTCCTCTAGCCAAGCACTCCAAACATCACTGTCTGAGTCCACGCCTCGGAGTCGTAAGCCAAACCACTTGCCAGTAAAGACAGCGCCAATGATCGAGCTTGCTAGTAATCTGGCTGCTCTCCCTGCCGTACCGTCAAATATCTGGTTGGCTCTTGTCATGTCGCCTTGCGCTCGCTTCTCAATGAACGAGCTTTTATTGGGTGCTGCGTATTGAGATATGTACTCCCAGTAAGTTTCCCAGTTCTTGCGACCCGTCTTTAGCTTGTTGTAGACTGCGATTATTCTTACTGCATCTTTATCTTCTTGCATTTTAATTAACCTGTGTAGTCTGAAGCCCAGACCCAATTAGTTATCCCCGCTTGTCTAGCCGCTTCTGGGGTGGCGTATCTTTGTCCTGTTGCAGGGTCGACTACTGCATCTTCTGGAGTTACATCCCGAACAGTAAGCACTGTGTCGTTTTCGTCGTTCTCGTCTTTGTCTTGAGATGGGTCGACTACTGCATCATCAAGTTCTTCATCAATGATGTCGTTGTCTTCTGGGGTCATGTCAGAACCCTCGTTTGTATCGTCGCCATCAACGGGAGAGATTACAGGGTCAGATACTATTGGATCAACTACATCTTTTGGTGGGGCTGATCCACCTCCACCTCCACCACCGCCACCACCAGATGGTGCGGTTGCCGCCACTTCTGGAACTAATGCAAAACTGTGTTGTTCGTCAAGAGCATTGCGGCCTTCAACTGAGGCAGCGTTCCATTGAGTGACGTAGTTATCATACCAGTATCTAGCATCTTCGCTACTTCTGGCTTTGGTTTCTCTGGGCGCTCCCGCTTCTCTAGCGAAGGCTAATTGGCTTTGCCAAGTTTCCCATGAGACAGCAGTAGTGCCGTCCCAGTTGTTTACTAAGCCGCCTTGGTTGCCTACACCGCTGTTGATGGGCGTAGTTGGAGTAGCACCAGCGGCACTACCCCCACCGCTACCGCCTCTTGCCTTACCGTCTGGATTATTTACCATAATTACATGCTCGAAATTACTTCAATTACTTCGTGAACTCTAAAAGGTATGTGCTGTGCAAATGTTAGCGCACACGCATCACCTTCATCGGGCGAGAAACCCAGCTCTTTTTTGATCTGGTCTTTTGGCAATAACAGAAGCCTATGGTTTAAATCTCTCTTGTAGAGACTACCACATAGGTCTGTTTGTAAGCTATCTGAATCAGGCAATTGTACGGGAGTGTTCTCGTCATTGAGCCATAAAGCCATCCTACCCCACATTTCTGCCCTTTTATTGCCGTATTTCGTGTCATTATCGGCTGTAGAGCCAAAAGCGATGGGAATTACGTTGGGATAGCCTTTGTCATGGAGGGCATCGCATATGTCTGACCCACCACCAGAGTCGATAAACGACAAAGTTGGCTTATGTTTCTCTATAAATTGGATGCATTTGGACAATTTCTGCCCTAAAGTGTTCACATCTGCTCCAGAATAGGAAATTACCTCAATAATTCTGCGGCCTTGTCGGGCTGCAAGCGAGAATCTATCTCCACCTTCCACACCAAACGAAGGGTCAATGCCTACAGTAATCGCTCCGCGAGCATCCACCACATTTTTCCTTGCCCTCATACACCAAAGCGGATCAATAAGGCCACCCCCTGCCGAGGACTGAAATGCTTCTGTCGCATTCATTGGGTATTCTTGTTTGAATCTGTTTAATCCGTCCGTTCCATCCGATTCCATAGACTTAATCTTCAGTCTGCGCCACTGGAGCTGTTCAGGCGACAGTTCTAAGCGGTCAACACCCTGTAAGTCTGTGTACGGCATAAACAATAACTGCAAATCCACTTCATCTTCGTCCATTTCAAAGTCGGACGGGGCTTTTTTTATGTATTCATCCTGCCAATACCACGGTACAAACACTGGAATGAAATCTGTTTCACCTTTCTCAGCCAATACCCATTGCTTATGAAACCAGTTACCCATGCCCCGCGCTGTGGACTCCAGCCAGACTTCAGTATCTCGGCTATCAGGAACGGTTTGAAGCAATCCTACGGCAAGGTCTCCTGCATTAACCCAGAGTGCGGCTTCTGATCCATGCAAATACTGATTGGTTGAGGATACTCCTGTATTTTTGTTACCAGCAGTACCAACGCGATACTCTGAATCAAGCTTATCAAAACGGATATAATTAAGAGATTCACCGCTGGTACTCGGTTTAATAAGTTCATTACAATGTTCATGGTATCTTGTTGTCATTCCGAAGATGTGCTTAGTTGCATCACCCTCATGGGTTAGGATAAAGGCACGTTTGCCGACTGCGTGGGTAATCTTCCAATAGAACCGACCTTGAATGTAAGTAGACATCCCTTGTTGTCGACCCTTTAAAACGATCAGCCGAACATAGCCTAATTCTTTCAACTGTTTCTGAGCGATGGCGTGTACATGGCGCTGCGCTTGGTTCATCTCTAAGGATTGGAGGCCATCAGACTTAGTGCGGATTTTTAAATTGACCTTGGCGTAATAAACGAAATCATCACGGAGTAACTTCCGTAGTGCTAATTCTCTGTCTTCATCGGTTTCTTCACGCATTATTGTCTCTTTCTTGGATTGATTGTTTCATGTGATATGCGCCTATGGCTATGCACTGGAATTTTTCACGGTTGTGTTCGAACATCCAATATAAACTACTGCGGGATGTATTGCTCATGCTTGCGAGTTCTTCCACTGAATCTAATCCGATCTCCTTTACCAGACTACTTGCCGTTAGGTCTTTCATTTTTTATATTTTTTTCAAGGGAGAAAACCCCCTCGCCATAGCTAATAGTTCGGGGGAAATCCCATACAGAGATGCGGTTGCTATAAATTGTCTCTGTTTCTTCATGAATCGTTAAAACCTACAACCCAGTTGCGGCTATTTTGGGCTTACGCTTTACAGTGCATTTAATATGGATATCAATGCCGTGGTCTTTCAGGACTTCAGCCTCAAGCCTTCTCGCGACAGACTTTAGCCAAGTGTCCAGATTTTCATTTTCTTTTATTTTTGATGTCATTTTCTCTCTCTTTAGACTGGTTTATAAAAACAGGCTACAGCCCTTACTGGTACTGGGTTTAAGTCTTATTTACCCCATATATGGTAGCTTGTTAGCGGCAGTGGGACTTGAACCCACGACCTTCTGGTTATGAGCCAGACGAGATATACCAACTTCTCCACACCGCAAAGCTAGTATAACGTGCAACTATTGGACATTTCAAGGGGAAAGTGTTCGATAATTGGATGGAGTGTACAACTATTGGACGAATGGATAACTAGAAATTGGGTTGTTATGTAAATGGGGGTCTCGAACTCTCCCTATCCAGCCAAAAAGGGGGGGAGGGGGGCTTAGATAATAGGATTCTAGAAGGATGATTAGTGCTAACAATAGTACCTTAGTTAGTGCTAATCATTGACTAAAGTAGGAACTGCATGATGGGGAAAGCCAGCATATATAAGGCTCTGGAGTTTTGAATACTTATAAGAGAAGAGCATGAGGGCGCTGTATAGCTATATTTGTTGGGATAACTAATGCAGCTTATAAGGTGAATAGCAGCGTGTAAGTGTTAGTGTTAGTCCTTATGGTGTTAAGGGATACAGTATGTACTCGACTATTACAGTATTACTTACAGCCGATAGTTAATAGTTAATATCTTGATTACCAGTGCATCCTTGCTTGGTGTTAGTGCTATCTAATTAATATCTATTATGTGACGCTGATCTAACTGTGCGAGTAGTGTCTCGTGCTTAGACTCTATACTTATAGTCTTATCAACCGTTTTTAAATCTGGCAATACTTTATTTAGACGTTTCAGATTGATGTCCGCCAATAGCTTCAATGCCTGTATCTGCTCAGTTTCTAGGGTCATATAGTTTTTATCTATACGCTCCGCAATGGTATCTAATTGGCGCAAGTACTCACTAGCCTTCAATGTATCGCGTAGTGCCACCTTTGAGGCTTGCACTATCTTTGTACGCCTTACATTTTGAGTATCTTTAGGCATGATTAGCTATTAATTAATACGCGGTTTTTAGCTAGTAGAATCAGTGAGTTATATCGCATACGGGTATTATATCAGGACTAACAAACAATACAATGCAATAAAGTACTTGAAGTTAGTACTAATTAGCTTATAATGCAGTCTACACCAACCAGAAAACCAACCAATAGAGACCAATATCATGATATACGCATTAAAAACAGCCCAAGGCAACAACGCCGCGAATCAGTACATCAATACAGACGCGAGACATAACGGCGTAAGCGGTTATATGTTTGAGTCTTACGGGACTGCCATCGCTTTTAAGCCAAACGGCAATAATCCTAAAATATTACTTGATCGCGACTGCTGGGATTATTCAGCGACTACAGGCAGGTACAGAAACCAGTTTTTAAACGAAGGTATAGCGGAGACCCGCAAAAAAATAGCCAATGGAACTTATGTCCTCGCAAAACTTAATTAAGTTAGTACTAACTTGGGCATTCTAGCGAGTGTCCATCCTAGTAAAAATTTATAACCAACTAAGGAAAACTAAAATGCATATTAAACAAGCAGTAGAACGCAAGCCCACTATTAAGCAACAAAATATGGACGGACTAGAATCACAGTTTAATGAAATGTTAGCAAGCGGCACAATTCCAGTAATTGAATTTGAGATGAATAATAAAGAATATTTAACAGTCGATTTAGGGGTAATCAATGAACCCTATAACAGGGGGATAACTTTCGAGTTCGACGCAAACGACCTACCAGTTCACTTTGATGGCGATGTTAGAAGCCTAGGTGGTGGCGTTTATCTAATCCCTAATGATGAGTATTTTGAAGGTCTTAATCATTATCTTGAACTAGCATATGTCAATGTGACTGAAGGGTATCTAATCCCAAATGGCCTATACCTATAATTATTTTACTTTGTAGCATTCTATTGAGTGCTACCTAGTAAACCAATTAATAAACCATAACCAAGGAGCAATATCGAGTGTCGAACTATAAACGAATTATCGAGCCAGACTATCAACATCCAAAGGGGGAACACTTTATCCCTGCTGTACCTGCTATTGATCCAGACGGGCGCAGTAGAGTTAAAAAGCATTACGACTTAATGAAAGGTAAAGGCTTTAAGCAAGTCAAAATATGGGTAAAACCTGAGCATATTGAGCAAGTGAAAGAATACGCGCATAACTTAGCAATTGGCGCACCAACTAAGCCACTACCAACCCCGAAGGTGGAAAGTAAGCCAGTACCAGAAGCGACAACACACGAGCAATTAGGCGTGATTGAGGCGGATGCACTACCTAAAGTTCTAGCATATGTTAAGCAAATGAACGACATCGCAAAATTTAAAACTAACCAAGCAAACAAGAAAAAGGCAACAAAATGAGCACAATAGACAAATTAATCAAAGATGAAGTGAGCAAAGCGGTTGAGCTAATTGTAGGCGATAGAATCACCCAAGCTATCGAAGCAATGCCAAAAATTGAACCTTCGCGACAGAAGATAGACATTACCAACAAGAAAAAAGTGACTAAAATTGAAGGCTTATTTCACCACAAATTTATGTCAATAGTTCGTTCTGTTAGCGCTAATAATCAACCACGCTTGGTAGGTGATACTGGTAGCGGAAAGTCATTTTTATGTAAACAAGTCGCTGATGCACTAGACATGAAATTTTATTGTATCGGAACTACCACGCAAGAACATAAACTGGTGGGCTATTCTGACGCAAACGGCAATTATGTGCCTTCTGTTTTATTTGAAGCGATTGATCCAAAGGGTAAAGGAGGCGTTTTATTGTTTGATGAACTGGACTCATGGTGTCCAAACGTCTCGCTTCTGCTGAATAGCTTGCTATCAAACGGCTATATAGATATTCCTAAACTAGGTATGGTTTATAAGCACCCAGATTGTCACGTCATTGGAGCAATGAATACAACGGGCAAGGGCGCTACTCGCGAGTATTCAGGACGTAATCGGATGGATGCTGCTTTTTTAGCGCGTTTCAAATCATATATTGAAGTAGATTATGATTTAGACTTAGAACGTGCATTTGCACACAATATTGAGTGCACTGAGTTCGTTATTAATGCGCGTGAGACTTGCCAAAAATTGGGTATACGTCATCTGATTAGTCCGCGACAAGGAAACGCTATGGCTGAAATTGTCGCGCTTGGTGCGACGATGGAAGAAGCCGCTAAAGAATGCGTATTTATGGATTTAGGTGAAGCTGATATTTTGAAAGTATCCAATGCAATGAGCTAATTAATTTTATTAGGTGGCATTGGTAACAGTGCCACCGTATAAACTTAATTACCAACCACCATAAAGGAGCAATAAATGTTAGAGCGACACAATATATCAATATCCAATAACTGGGTATCTGGCGGTGATGAATACGGGGGAGTTAGTACTAACGAGTATCCGCCTAAACTAAAACAACAATATTATGCTATTCATTTTAACTCAATCCATGAATACACTGATTATTGTGCTAATACCCCGCCAATTGGTGAAAACGACGATAGTACAAACCGCGGTAGTGGATTTAGCGACACTGAAAGCTATGAACAAGCGATAGACTACGCGATTAATGGCAGTGAAGAACACCGCGACAAGTATCTAAAATCGGTTTCTGATTTAAACATAGTGCTAGGCGATACGGATGGCGATTTA